TACAACGGGTACCCGGCCTCAAAAGATCCGGATGAGATAAAAATAAAGTCCTACCGTGTACGCGGTACGGATCGTAAGCTAAGGTGCGCCGAGAGTGTTGGGCCTCTCTTGGCGGCCTTTGCTGCCGAGTTTCACGAGCTGATCGAGCCGATCGATGAGGGTACTTTTGATGACTGGGCTTACGCTTTTCGTATGGTGCGCGGTACTACCGATAAGCTCTCGTGCCACTCAAGCGGGACGGCTATCGATCTCAACGCAACAAAGCATCCACTAGGTAAATACGACACTTTCCCGGCTGAAAAGGTACCGATGATCCGAGCACTAGCTAAAAAGTACGGCCTCAAGTGGGGCGGTGACTTTAAGAGCCGTCCGGACGATATGCACTTTGAGGTAGAGATCAGCGCGGTAAAAGCGGCTGAGCTGATTAAAAAGCTACAATTAATTTAGAGGGCAGGATCGAGGTAACTATGAACGAGCAACTAATCGCAGTAGCTAAGTCTTACGCACGTGCAGCCTTAGCCTCCGTAGCAGCTCTATATATGTCCGGTATTACCGACCCGAAAGTACTAGCTAACGCTTTTATCGCTGGACTCGTGGGGCCTTTACTAAAGGCGCTGCAACCTAGCGAAAAAGAAATCGGTATCAAGGGTAAGTAAATGGAACAGGCTCAGCTAGTAATTGGCGTGACTCTAGGGATCAGCGCTATTTTGGGGTTACTAGCTGGGCTTATCCGTAAGACAGTTAAGTATTATTTAAGTGAGCTCAAATCTGACGGCAACGGCGGCCACAATTTAGCCGGGCGAGTTGAGCGTATCGAGCAGCGTGTAGACCGTATTTATGAGCTGTTGCTCGAGGACAAACTCAGCAAGTAGCGACACGCCAAAACTTATGTCTTTTGATTTCTGACATTTTGCCCTCATACTGATACTACAAACGCTGAGAGGGCTACTCGGTTAGTAGCTTTATCGGCCTTAACAAAGGGCTAAGTAAATGAATAGTGCAGATATATTAATAGCGGCTTTTGCTGCTTTTATCGGATTTATGTTTATGGTAATCGGATACTCAATCGGTTACAGACAAGGGCACGGCGAGGGTTTTATTCGAGGTCGCGCTATCGCTCAAGCTCTCAAGGATAAGGAGCTAATCTAAATGGGTTTTCTAGATAACTACGAGGATGTAAACGCACGTATTAAGCGCTTTAGAACAGAGTTTCCATCGGGTCGATTAGTGGCCTATATCGAGGATATCGACATCATTAAAGGCACCGTCCTGGTCAAAGCTGAGGCCTACCGTGAGTATGAGGATGCTGTACCGAGCGCCGTAGATTATGCGTTTGGTAACGTGGCAACGCTTACTAACAATATGAAAAAATGGCTTATCGAGGATACGGTCACGAGCGCTTACGGTCGCGTTATAGGCCTTTTAACTCCGAGCCTTGAGCACTCATCTCGGCCTACTATTCAGGATATGCAAAAGGTAGAGAACCTGCCAGCTGATCCGGATCCGTGGAGCACAAAGGCAGCTATCGAGGATATGCCTACAATGGCTACAGCTGTAAAAGAGATCGCTCAGACTTTAGGCGGCGAGCAAGTAGCCGAAGCGCCTCGATGCCCTCACGGCACGATGGTATGGGCAACAGGCACGAGCAAGGCTGGTAAGCCGTGGGCCTGCTACCGATGCACCGAGCGCAACAAAGCGAGCCAATGCGAGCCAAACTGGTACGTATTAGCTAGCGACGGAAAGTGGAAGCCTCAGGTATAACTATGGGCGAGATTACTTTTATTAAAGACGGATATGCCACCACGATCCACGATAACGGCGATGTAACTATCGTAGCCTCGCATCAATGCGATCAATGCCATAAATGGCACACCTCTTTAGGCGGTCTAAATGTCCGCGACGTGTCAGGCGAGGTCGTAATGTGGTTATGTGCACAATGTCGAGCGTAGCTAAAGTCATACTCGATAGACAGCAAGAGCTAGCGGCTCACCAAGCCGCGCTCGATCGTGTTAAATACTTTAATTCACAGATGGACGATCCAAGCCAGCACGGGCAGCGCTTCACAAACCTGCACGAGTTCATATGGCAAAAGGCCGAGGGCGCTGGGGCTGAGATAGCTGTAGCTAATTATTTTGGAGATTATGGGTTTGTACCTAAATCACCGGATAACATCGAGGCCGACGTGGGTAATAACATCGAGGTTAAATGGACTAAGCACACTCACGGCCACCTCATCGTACAAAATAAACAATACGAGCGAGACGATATGGTCGCGATCCTTGTAACTGGGCTTAGCCCGGTCTACCTAGTAATGGGCTGGATGCCGCTCCATATGATTATGCAGCCTAAATATCGACATCCTAATCAGGGTAATTACTGGGTACCTAAATCTAATTTATTCGAGATGCAATATCTAAAGAGGTCTAACTATGGAGACAATTAAGTACGAGTGCCGTAAGTGTAAAAAGGTTACGGATCAGATCGAGCGCATTATCACCGATAACCTGCCACCTAACGTTAAAACGCTCCAATGCACTAAATGCGGGTGTATGGGTGTTTGTTTGATGGAGGCTAAAGATGCCGACGTATGAGTATGAGTGCATAGTGTGTAACGTGCGTTACGAGACTATCGAGAAAATGGCAGAGCACACTACGCCGTACTGTTGCTCGATGATGATGAGGCAGATCTACAGCGCTCCAGGTATTAGCTTTAAGGGCACCGGATGGGGCCATCAATGAAAATAGGCTCTTTGTGTACTGGTTACGGCGGTTTGGATTTAGCAGCAGAGGCACACTTTAACGCTAATACGGTTTGGTGTGCTGAGTTTGATCCGTACGCTAGTGAGGTAATTAAACAGCGTTTTAATATTCCTAACTATGGGGATATTAAAAATATTAATTGGACATCTGTAGAGAAAATAGACGTACTTACCGCTGGCTATCCTTGTCAGCCTTTTAGCCAAGCTGGAGAAAGAAAGGGATTAAATGACGAACGCCACATCTTTCCGTATATTTTGGAAGCTATTAGCATCCTTAGACCTCGGTACGTCCTATTGGAAAACGTACGAGGACATCTCAGCCTCGGACTTAAAGAAGTTCTCGCGGGGCTTACCACCATCTCAGTAATGACCAGTTTTACGATGATAATCCCACGCTTTACAAGGTGTGAGGTGTCTGTGTTTGATGTACTTAAGTCCTAGATCTATCTGTAGATATGGATCTAATACCTTTAGCTTTAGCAGCTGTGGTATTCCATATGCTGAGCTTTTAGGGTTATCAGCTCTTGGATCCCATCTAGACTCACGCATCCATAACAGCTCTAGACATCTGTACTCTTTTGCATCCTTTAGTTTCATATGAGCATAGAGCTTGTAATTATTAACGTCTTTAGCTGTATTTACCGCTATGGCGCTAGGTGTATTACTAAATACACACAGCGCGGCCAATAGCACCAAACATCGCCCGCGAGCTATCCGCCTCAGCGGCTCGCCAGCGAGTGTGGAGCGTACCGAGCTTGTCAAGGATAAGCAATTAATGAGCGTACCTTTGAGCGTGTCCCACAGGTTATTAACCCCTGTGTATAACTTGTGTGGATAACTCATAGTTTGACCTGCATACCTAGATAGTGCGTATAAGCCGGTGGAATAGCCTCGACGATCTCGCCCCATATCATCCAGTCGATACCCATAGCCTCATTAGCCTGCTCCATAGTCTTAGCTGTGTGCCCACCGCCCGGTATCTCATCACGCATAGAGCCGTAAATACCTACAGGCTTACCCTGTTGCTTATGGTGACAGTCCGTACCTTTTAACTCGAGGTTAGACTCAAATAGACGGTGCCTACGCACCTTGAGGCCAAACGCTGAACCGCACACCTGTACCGCATCGATCAGCGGTGCGCCCTTAACGTTCTCGATTATATACGGCTTACCGGATGCGACTAAGAGCGAGCGCACTTGAGCGAGTAAGTCTTTTTTACTAGTGCTTTTACCTTGAGCCTTACGTAAGTGCTGTGTAATGCTGTAGGTCTGACACGGTGGCGAGGCGTGGATGAGGTCATATTCCTCTAGATCCTCAGGCCTTAGCTCCATTACGTCTTTACGTATGTACTTAAACGGGTAACGCTTACCGTGTTTAATATCCATACCTGTAACCTCAAAGCCGGCGCGGTGATAACCCATAGAGGCCCCACCTGCACCGCAAAATAGATCTAATACCTTAAGCATCTTTACCCCATCCCGTGCCCTTAAACGATAATCCCGGAGCGCTGTAGATCTGTCGCATCATCATCGAGCAACAATACGGCGTAGTGTGCTCTGCCATTTTCTCAATAGTCTCGTAACGCACGTTACATACTATGCACTCATATTCATACGTCGGCATTTTGTACCCTTAATCGATCTCTAAGCTCGGATAATTGCTCAAGTAGATCATTATGAGCTATCTGTAAATTGTCATTTCTTATTTTTTGTGTAACTACTAATGACAGCATTTGATCGTACATCGAATACAGCTCTCGTATCTGTTTGTTTTTCTTAAACATCTTTAGCCTCCATCAAACAAACGCCCATACAGCCGCATTTTGTGCATTGAAGCGTTTTAACGTTAGGCGGCAGGTTATCGGTAATAATGCGCTCGATCTGATCCGTAACCTTTTTACACTTACGGCACTCGTATTTAATTGTCTCCATAGTTAGACCTCTTTAGATATTGCATCTCGAATAAATTAGATTTAGGTACCCAGTAATTACCCTGATTAGGATGCTTGTATTTAGGCTGCATAATCATATGTAAAGGCATCCAGCCCATTACTAGGTAGACCGGGCTAAGCCCAGTTACGAGTATCGCGACCATATCATCGCGCTCATATTGTTTATTTTGTACGATCAGGTGGCCGTGAGCGTGTTTAGTCCACTTAACCTCAATATTATTACCCACGTCAGCCTCGGTATTACTTGGCGGTTTAGGAGTAAACCCATAATCACCGAAATAATTAGCTACAGCTATCTCAGCTCCAGCGCCCTCGGCTTTCTGCCATATGAACTCGTGCAGGTTTGTAAAGCGCTGCCCGTGTTGGCTTGGATCGTCCATCTGCGATTTAAAGTATCGAACACGATCGAGCGCGGCTTGGTGAGCTGCTAACTCTTGCTGTCGGTCGAGTATTACTTTAGCTACGCTCGACATTG